TATTAGTGCAATGCGATTGGGTGGTGATACCGCACTATACCAAAAACTTTGGTGCTATAAAATGAATTATCTTGATAAACAAAAACAAAAAGAGGAATAAATAATATCACCTGACTTGTTCGCACCTTTTCAGGAAAGGATTGGGGGGCAGAAATGTCCTCCTTTCTTGTATAAATAGCATTGCGAACAAGTTAGAGTAGAAATGAACTATCTAAAGGTTAATTGTAATCTTATCAGGAAAGCGGAGAATAGAGCTCTACCTGAAGGTTATACAGAGAAGCATCATACATTTCCTAAAAGTATTTTTGGAAATAATAAAAGGATTGTAGTTCTAACATCAAGGGAACATTATATCGCTCACGCTTTATTGGAAAAGATTTATATTAAGAGGTGTGGAATTAAGGATAAAAAAACTACTAAAATGATTCACGCTCATATTTTAATGAAATCAAAAGGTAGATATTATAATTCTCATCTTTATGAAGGTGCAAGAATTAGAATGTCAGAATCAAAGAAAGGTAAAAAACCATATGTTATGACTGAAGAAATTAAAAATAAAATGAGTGAATACTCTAAAAATAGAAATGAAGAGCATAAGAAAAAATTGAGCGAATCATTAAAAGGTAGAATACCTCCTAATTATGGAAAATCACATTCTGAAGAAACTAAAAGAAAAATAGGTCAAAAAAATAAAGGTAGAAAGACATCAGAAGAAACACGAAAAAAATTAAGTGAATGTAGGAAAGGAGAAAAGCATTTTTTATATGGAAAGAAAAGAGATATTGAAATTGTAAATAAAATAGCGGAAAAGAACAGTAAAGAATTTTCAATTATAAATCCTGAAGGTGAAATTATTCGTGGAAAAAATATTACTAAATTTTGTAAAGAAAATAATTTAGATGTTGGAACTACTTGGAATCTTCTTAATTATAAAAGGGGTACAAAATCCCATAAAGGATATCGTGCTGTTCCTCAACAAAGTTGACTTGAAGTGGTTTTTGTAGTATAATCATACAAAATAGATAGAAAAATGGCAGATTCTGAATTAAATTTTTTACGCGACATAGTTTCCGAGATCGGAGGAGAATATACGCAACTCGCTTCAGATATTGATGAAACTGAAACATACGTTGATACGGGTTCATACGTTTTTAATGCTCTTGTATCTGGTAGTATCTTTGGTGGTGTATCTGGTAATAAAATTACTGCTATTGCAGGAGAAACTAGTACTGGAAAGACTTTCTTCTCTCTCGCTGTGGTTAAGAATTTTCTTGATACTAATCCCAATGGTTACTGTCTCTATTTTGATACTGAGTCTGCTATTACTAAATCTCTTCTAGAATCTCGCGGAATTGACATAAATCGTTTGGTGGTTGTTAATGTAGTTACAGTAGAAGAATTTCGTACCAAGACACTCAAGGCAGTTGATATTTACCTAAAGAAAAAGGAAGAAGAAAGAAAACCTTGTATCTTTGTATTGGATTCCTTGGGAATGCTCTCTACAAATAAAGAGATTAATGATGCTCTTGCCGAAAAGGATACTCGGGATATGACTAAAGCGCAACTGATTAAAGGTGCCTTCCGTATGCTGACTCTTAAATTGGGTCAAGCAAAAATTCCTATGCTGGTGACAAATCACACCTATGAAAGTATGAGTCTTTATGGTGGAAAACAAATGTCAGGTGGAAGTGGATTGCAATATGCCGCATCTACTATCATCTATCTTTCCAAATCAAAAGAAAAAGACGGCACCGAAGTGATTGGAAATATCATTCGTGCAAAGACTCAAAAATCTAGGTTAAGTAAAGAAAATCAAGATGTTGAAATTCGTCTCTATTATGATGAACGAGGTCTTGATAGGTATTATGGTCTTCTTGAACTTGGTGAACTTGGAGGAATGTGGAAGAATGTTGCAGGTCGTTATGAGATTGATGGTAAGAAACTTTATGCCAAAGAAATCTTAAAAAATACAGAAAAATATTTTACGCCAGAAGTAATGCAGCAACTTGATGCTGCCGCAAAACAAGAATTTTCTTATGGAACGACTTGAGATTACGATTCTCAGAAACCTGATATTTAACGAAGATTATGCTAGAAAGGTTATTCCATTTATTCAACCAGAATATTTTGAACAGAGAATAGAAAAGATCGTATTTGAAGAGACTGTTAAGTTTATTGTAAAATACGGATCTTCTATTACTGCCGAAGCACTTGGTATTGAAATTGATAATCGTAGAGATTTAACAGAGTCTGAAAATAAAGATATTTCTGATTTGGTCTCTAAACTTAACAATTCTCCTGTTGATAATCAATGGATATTAGACACTACCGAAAAGTGGTGTCGTGATCGTGCAATTTATCTTGCATTGATGGAATCTATTCATATCGCTGATGGTGAGGATGAAAAGAAAGGCAGAGATGCTATTCCACATATTCTTTCAGATGCTCTTGCAGTGTCTTTTGATAATAATATTGGACACGACTACCTTCAAAACTATGAAGATCGTTATGAGTATTATCACCGCAAAGAAGACAAAATTGAGTTTGATTTGGAGTGTTTTAATAAGATCACTAAAGGTGGTGTTCCCAATAAAACTCTTAATATTTGTTTAGCTGGAACTGGAGCTGGAAAAAGTTTGTTTATGTGCCATTTTGCATCATCTGTTCTACTTCAAGGTAAAAATGTTCTTTACATTACTCTTGAAATGGCAGAAGAAAAAATTGCTGAACGAATTGATGCAAATCTTCTCAATGTTCCCATTCAACAGTTAGTTGATTTGCCTCGTCAAATGTTTGAGAAAAAAATTAATGGTATTTCTAAAAAGACACAAGGAAAATTAATCATTAAAGAGTATCCAACTGCTTCTGCTCATAGTGGGCACTTTAGGGCACTATTAAATGAACTTGCTCTTAAAAAGTCTTTTAGACCTGATATTATTTTCATTGATTACCTTAATATCTGTTCTTCTTCAAGATTTAAGGGAGGTAATAATGTCAATTCTTATACATTAGTAAAATCAATTGCGGAAGAACTTCGTGGTCTTGCTGTAGAATTTAATGTTCCTATTTTTAGTGCGACACAAACTACAAGAAGTGGATTTGGATCTTCTGATCCAGAATTAACTGATACTTCAGAATCCTTTGGTTTGCCTGCAACTGCTGACCTTATGTTTGCACTTATCAGTACAGAGGAACTTGAAGATCTTGGTCAAATTATGGTTAAGCAACTTAAGAATAGATATAATGATCCAACAGTCTTTAAGAGGTTTGTTGTTGGAATTGATAGATCCAAGATGAGACTTTATGATGTTGAACAGTCAGCACAAAAAGACATAGTTGACAGCGGGCAAGATTATGAGTATAATAATAAAGAAGAAAAAACATCACTTAAGAAAAAATTCGAGGGATTTAACTTTTAAATATGACAACTATTGAACCTAATAAGTATATTGAATTTGTTCGTCAAACCACTAGTCCAGCAAGTAGTGAATACCCAAAACTTGTTGAACGTTTGAATGAACTGGAAGGACAAGGTGCTGATGTTCCTCGTCTGCTAACTGCTGCTTTTGGTATGAGTGCCGAAGCAGGTGAATTTACCGAAGTAGTCAAAAAGATTTTTCTTCAAGGAAAACCTTATAATGAAGAGAATGTCTTTCATATGAAGCGTGAACTTGGAGACCTGTGTTGGTATCTCGCACAAGCGTGTATGGCACTGGGCATTACCCTTGAAGAGGTTCTTGAAATGAACTATGAGAAACTGAGTGCTCGTTATCCAGAGGGAACTTTCTCTGTCTATAAATCAGAAAATCGTTTCGATGGAGATATTTAAGTATATTAATAATTGACCCTTCGGGGTTCTCGGGGAATTAGCACAGTCTGGTAGTGCGCCTGCTTTGCAAGCAGGAAGTCAGGAGTTCGAGTCTCCTATTCTCCATTCTAAATACTTAAAAAAGTATTATGGGGAAAATAGTTACAGGTAGTAGTAGTGATCCAGATTACTACGATCTTTGGGAAAAATCTGGTATGCAAGGATATTTTAAACCAGGTGGAGGTGGATTTGCTTATGAAGACAGTTTGTATAGAAAGATGAAAGAATTGGGATTGGTTCCCAATGGATTTGCTCCAGCTGGATCTGCGAATGATTTGCCAGATTTAAAGTTTTTAGCATCTGATGTTACTGCTAGAGTAATAACAGCATCAACTATTCCGGGGAGAATCCGAGAATATAAGTGTGAAATAAAATTAAATGCTCAAGCAGATTTTGGGCAAAGTGGATTAAAATATACAAATGGTAAGTGGTATTTAGATGGATCTAGTAGTGCAGAAGCAATAGTAATGCGAAGTTTACTTCAAAATATGGAAGTTCCCCAAAAAGTAAATGCAAATTGGGGACCTCTTGGTGTTCCAAGAAAGTTTGACCCCAAAGTAAAGGTTAAAACTGGGAGTAATATGAATCCTAGAGATTATATGTTTGATAGGGAAACTTTTAAAGATATTATGCTAACAGGAACTGATGCCCCCCAAACTAGATCTCTTGCTCGATACTATGGGTCAAAACAAACTCACTACATTCAGATTGGTGGATATGGATTGTATTATATGCAGAGTGATCCAGCTAATTTAAAAAAGCATGGTGTAAAGAGATTTGATGGAACACTAAAACTAAGAATTAGAAGAAAGGCTGGTGGTAGTAGTAGAGAGCCTTGGAACTATAGATTTTCAACGGCTCTTCTAATTGATAGTCCACCATCAGTATCGAGATTTAGCTTCGATCAAGCATCTGAGGATATTTTAATAGCACTTGATCCTATGGGAGTAATTTCCAAAAAAAGAAGATAATATGATTAACCCATACATAAAAAGTCTAATACAAAATTTTAAAAAAGGTGACTTTAAGGATTTTGTTTCTTATGTCTACTTTACAATAGATAATAAGATTAACTCAACTAAGAAGGAATCTATAAAGAATAAATATATTAAGATTAGGCATAGTGTCCTACAATACATTATTGCAAATGAAAAATCAATAATGTTGAGTATTCGTAATAAAAATAAAAAATAAG